CTGTCTTTAAACTTATTCATAGAAGAATTTTAAGAAAAACTTCTCATCCTGTTCTTACAGGTGCGAATATCTCAGACCATGCTTTTATAGAACCAGCAAGAGTTTCATTAGAAATTGGCATGTCAGATGCTATGGCTTCTTATACAGCTAGTATGTGGAGTAATTCCTTTACAAAGAGTGTTTCTGCTTGGTTAAAGATTAAAGAGTTCCAATTAAAGAAACTTCTAATTACTTTAGTAACACGCCTAGACACTTATGAAAATATGATGGTAATTGAAGCTGAAAGTCCAGATGATAACGTTTCTAGACATGGACTAAGAGCTAATATTATCCTTGAAGAACTTATATCAGCTACTGTTTATGCGTTTCCTCCTTCAAGTCCACGTGATCAAACTGTTCAAAATACTACATTAGGAACAGTACAGTCTCAGGCTCCTAATCAAGATTTAGTTCAACAGCACGTAATTCCATCTACTCCAGTAACTCCAACTAATCAGTTATTACAACAAGGTAGTAGTATTTCTGGAGCTGGAAAAGTAGATAGTAATAGCATTTGGAATATCTTTACTCCACCGACAACGGCGGCTATTCCATGAGTTTGCAAGTAATTCCTATAAGACCTTCTCCAAATCAATTGTTTAGTGTGCAGCTTGATCTTAATGGAAGACCTCTTACACTTAATGTAGCCTTTAGATATAATGAGATGGCTTCATATTGGGTCCTAAGTATTTCTGATGCTTCGAATAACTTATTATTAGATTCTATTCCATGTTTAACAGGTACCTGGCCGGCGGCTAATCTATTAGTTCAACAAAAATATCTTAATATAGGTGCTTGGTATGTAGTGAATGTCTCAAATCTAGTTGCCGCTCAACCTTCTGTATTAGGATACGGTGGAGGAGGTTTTGGTGGATCTAGTTATGGTGGAGACTCTGGAATGTCTGGAATAGATTGGCCTAATAATCTAAATTTAGGCTTAGATTTTCAATTATGGGTAGATGACACACCGACTGTATAAGTGAGGTGTAGTGTGGGCGTAAAGCTGAAAGTTGAGTTTCTTAACCCTCTTGTAGTTCTTCATCAACCTGTCCCCTCTGTTTTTTATCGAGCAATTTTTACTTTTCAACTTGGTCAACTTGTGTTTAGAGGAGAGAATATGGTAAATACGATGCAAGCAGGCTCCACTGCCAATCTTGGTATTCAGTGGGTAGATGAATTCGGTAACCCAGCTAAAGTTGATGGACTCACATCGTGGGCTTCAACTGATTCAACCCTCTTAACACTTCAGGTTTCTCCTGATTCAATGAGTGCTCAGTGCGTTTCAGTGGGGCCAATTGGACCTGTGCAGGTACAGGCTACTGCAGATGCTGATATGGGAACAGGTGTTCAAACCATTACAGCTACTTGTGACATCAACATTATTGCTGGAGAAGCTTCTGGTGGTACTATCACCTTTACTCCCGCTACCTCAGCTTCTATGAAACTGGTCGATAAGGTTGACAAGAAATAGAACTGTGATGCCTGGGGATTCCTAGGGTGTGTGCAAGTGCTGGTAATATGGTATATTATCAGCACCTGTCACAAGTGCACCCTAGATACTCGTAAATTCACTAGGATGAAACTTTAAAAAATTCCATGGGTTAAATTTTACATGGCAACAAAATCTGTAATTCCTTTCTTTGGTAGAGCGTGGTCTCTTACTATTATACCAGATGCAGGTCCCTTAGCTAATCATCCTATTGTAATTTCTACAGATACCTTTGGTCCTGAAGCTCTGAGAATTGAATTTGAAATTGTTCAGATGGCTTTTGAAGGTTTTTGGCAAGCTGAATTTGTTATCTATAATGCTGATGGAATCATTCCTGGCACTAACTTTAGTCTATATGAAGCAGTGATTCAAGAAGGAGATGAAGTTATCTTTGGCGCTGGTTATCAAGCAGATGTTCCTGATGGTGGCAAGCCTCCAGTTATTTGGGATGGTAATATCTTCTATACTACACAAGATAGATTAGATGTAGTAGATAAACGTCTCATTATTCATTGTCTTATTAATAGACTTTTAACTACTAAGAATTTCTTAAAAGGAACTCTTCCTGCTAGAGCTACTCAGTTTACTCAAGCTCAATTCATTGCTCAAAATTCTACTAATCCTATAAAGATAGATCAGAATATGTGGGATCAAGCAAATGCTAACTCTGGAATTTCTAGAGGAGCGAATCAACTTCCTAGAGCTAAAACCTATTTTGGGAATCCTCATCATTACTTAGCAGCTTTAGCTGATCAAAATGATTTACAGTCTTGGTTTGATTCTAGGAAATGGAATGTTGATTCTCTTCGTAATCCTACAGGTCCAATAGTAGGTACTTACGCACCTCTATATATTCTTAATGGACCGCCTGTAAGAGAAGGTAAAGTTAGTTTTTCTCTGATAGGCCAACCTCAGCAAACTACGCTGGGAGTAAGTTTTAGAGTTCTTTTAGATCCAGCTGTTCAGATTACTGCTCCATTATCTCAAGTTGTAGTTCAGAAACAATACGTTAAGCAGGCTCCTATAAACTATCCTCCACAACAGAATGAATTTCCTCCTAGACCTCTAAATGAGACTGATCAATATGTAGTTATTGGAGTGAGATTTGTAGGAGATACTAGAGGTAATCCCTGGTATACTGAAGTTACAGGAGCCGCTAACGTTTTGAATGCTGTTCAAATGCTAGGTTATAGAAAAGAATCAGATCCTAATCACACATAGGTGAGACATGTATTCAATTCCTCAAAGACTAGCTCTAGAGTGTGAAGAAATTGAGGGAGCTCTTCACCAATGGGCTTGTATGTTAAGGTCTGCTATACCTGGAATTGTACAGTCTTTTGATCCAGTAAAACAAACTTGTGTGGTTCAAATAGCTATTAGAGAATATATGATGGTTCCACCCCCTCCTGACCCTCTATATCCAGAACCTTCTTCTTATTTTCCTGTTCCTAAATCAGAAGATATACCTCCATTAGAAGACGTGCCTATTATAATGATGAGAGTTCCTGGATGGTCTATTACTCTTCCTATTATTGCTGGAACTGAATGTCTTCTTATTTTTAGTGATACGTGTATAGACGGGTGGTGGCAAAACGGAGGAGCTCAGGCATCTTGGGATAAGAGACGTCATGACTTATCTGATGCAATGGCTTTATTTGGTCCATGGTCTCAGCCAAATAATCTCACAAATTATTCTACTAATTCTCTCCAAATTAGATCGGATGACCTCCAAACGATAATAGATGTTTCTAGTTCTGGAATTACTATTCAGAGTCCTTTTAAAGTAATTGTAAAATCTTCATCTGGTACAGCCCTTCCATTAGTAAACGATAACTTTTATCAATGGTTTGTCTCTACTTTTATGCCAGCTGTTCAATATGTTTCTGTAGCTCCACCACCTCCACTGAATCCTGAGACAACTATTTTGAAAGGACAATAATGCCTACAATTACAGTCAGAGCTCTTGATAGTAATTGGGATCCTCTACAGGGAAATGGGCAAGCTTGTTTTCTTTCAGACTTAGCTGCTATGGTACAGATAATAAGAAGTAGACTATTGTTATTTCAGGGAGAATGGTTTTTAGATCTAAATGATGGTCTTCCAATGTTTAATGGAATTCTTGGAAGTCAAGCTAATGCAAGAGGTCTTCAAGCTATTACTAATATGATAACTTCAAGATTAAAGACTACTAAATATGTTGTTGAAGTTAATGATGTATCATCAGCTTATGTCTCTAGAAGATTCTATTATAGTTCTCAAGTACAGACGCAATTTGGAACAGTGTTTGTTTCTAACTCTAATCCCAGTCAAGCTGTTCTTCCTTCTTAGGAGGTTTGATGGCTTACTTTCCTCCAATAGTAACTGCAGCTGGTCTATCGGTACCAGTCTTTACTGATATTCAGCAATCTCTTATAAATTCTTATCAAGGTATATATGGGTCTACTACTTATCTAGGTAATGATTCTGCTGATTATCAATGGATATCAGCAGTTGCTCTGAAACTTACAGATAACATGAATCTTTGTCAGTTAGCTTATAATAATCGTTCGCCTGTTACAGCTATTGGAGCTGGTTTAGATGGAGTTATAAAGATTAATGGAATAGCTAGAATAGCCCCGACCTTTTCGACTGTTACACTAGTTCTTACAGGAGCCGGCAATACACCAGTAGTAAATGCTATAATTCAGGATGCTAATGGTGTTCAGTGGTCTTTACCTCCAATAGTTACTATTGGTCCAACTGGTTCTATAAGTGCGATAGCTACCTGTAATCAAGCTGGAGCTATTAGTGCAGAGCCTAATACTATAGTAACTCCTGTAGGTGGATTTTCTACTGGTTGGACTTCTGTCACTAATCCTATTGCAGCTGTCGTAGGTACAGTTCCTGAATCAGATTCTCAACTTAGAGCTCGTCAGGCTATTTCAGTGTCAATGCCATCTTCAACTAGATTGGCTGCTACTCAAGCTGCTATTGAAGCTATACCTGGAGTTACTAGAGTTAATATATTAGAAAATCAGACTTCTGTTACTGATAGCTATATAAATGCTTCTCACTCACTTACCTGTGTAGTTGAGGGTGGAGATCCTGTTCAAATAGCTACAGCTATCTATGATAATAAAGGTATTGGAGCCAATACATTAGGAGGCAATCCAGCAGCTACTCAGGTTACTGAACCTATTACTGATCCTAATACTGGAAATGTTACTACAATAGGATTTTATAGACCTACTTATGTTCTTATCTTTGTAACATTAGGCATTCATCCTCTTACTCCTGCCTATACTACAGCTATGCAGACTGCTATTATAAATGCTGTAGCTAATTATCTTCAGGGTTTGCAGATTGGAGAAATCGTTACTCAATCAGCTCTCTATGGAGCCGCTCTTTCAGTTATGCCTAATCTCGAAAAGCCAGATTTTTCTATAAGATACATTTATTTAGATGTTACATCAGGTACAACTGCAACTAATGATATTCCAATGCAATTCTATCAGGTTGCTGAAGGAATCTCTACTAATGTTACGATAGTTCCAGTATAAGATGCCTACAATAATCAAAATGATGCCTGAATCTTACTATTCAGGCCTTATTACGTCTGAATATAAGCTGTCTAATAACTTTAATCTCTGGCTTAAAGCTGTTTTAGATATTCTTAATGATATCAGTATTTGTCTTTCTTTAATGGACTATGTCTTTGATTTAGACTATGCTCAAGGAGTTCAATTAGATATTCTTGGTCAGATTATTGGAGTTTCTAGAACTCTTCCATTTCAACCTAGTGGTGGTGTAAGTCCTATTTTAGATGACGATACTTATAGAATACTACTTAAAGCAACTATAGCTAATAATCAATGGGATGGAACAATAAATAGTCTTTATCCGATTTGGAATAATCTTTTTTCTGGTGGTCAGATAGTCATACAAGATAATCAGGACATGACAGCTAACATTATTCTTAGCGGTTCTTTTAACTCTATTATACAGGATATGATTACGCACGATATGATAGTCCCTCGTCCTGAAACAGTAGCTTATAACTATATTGTTGGTAACTTGCCAGTGTTTGGATTTGATCGTAATGATGCTTACATCGCTGGATTTGATGTAGGAAATTGGAGCTAATATGGGTGGAGTTAGTAATTTTCTTCAATGGAATCCTACTCAATCGAATCAGGAGACTGATTCAGGTTATTTTGCTGATACTCAACGTGTAGGTGGAGCTCCTAATGGTTCTCCGTTTCCTTCACCTACAGCTAATAAACTATTTTATCAGCTATCTACAGGTATGGCTGCTTTGATGCAGATGATGGCTACTAAAGGCTATAATGTTGTAGATACTAATTTAAGTACTTTAGCTTCAGTACTTGCGGCTATTCAAACCACAGCTGATATAAGGGGTGGTTCTGTAACTATACCATATTCTCCCATTATAGTTTGCGACGCTTCGAGATATAATGGCTTTGAGATAACTTTAAATGGAAATACGACTATACAAGTTACTGGTCAGGTTGCAGGACAAAAACTTTCTTTCCATTTTACTCAAGATGCTATTGGAAATCGAGTAGTAACTTGGCCTACTACT